CCTTGATAGGCCAATTGAAGTTGATGATCCAGTAGCAGCGATTGTAATGGAACCAGACCCGTTAGTAACGGAAATGCCAGTACCAGCGGTAATTGTTGCAAGTGTATATGTTGACCCGTTACCAACCAGTAATTGACCATTTGTAGGGGCGGTTGAAAGTTGCGTACCGCCCGCCGCCACAGGCAATGTACCTGCGGTTAGTGCGGAGGAAGATGTGCTGTAAATAGCATTATTTGCGGCGGTAAATGTGGTTAATCCCGTACCGCCGTTAGTTGTCGCTAATGTACCCGCAACCGTTACTGCGCCCTGAGTCGCGGAAGACGGCGTTAAACCCGTTGTTCCAAAGTTAATAGACGTGACAGCCACAGATGTTGCGGCTGACCAAGAAGGCGCGGCCCCCGTATTACCGATCAATACCTGACCAGTCGTACCAGCAGCGGTTACTCCCAATGCGCTTGTCGTATTGCCGTAGATAACGCCGTTAGCGGTAAAAGTCGTAGCGCCCGTACCACCGTTACCAACTGTTAACGCATTGGTTAAGTTTAATGTGCTAATTGTAACTGCGCCAGTAGATACGTTTCCAATAGAAATTGTACCCGTACCCTTGGCGTTAATAGTTAAGTTTTCGTTTGCACCGGATGATGTAACCGATAAAGCAAGACCGTTACCAACAGCGGCGGATTTTACGTTAAACCCGGTAACAGCCGATGCGGTTGAAGCATCTACGTTAAAAGATGGGTTGGTTGCGCCAGATGGACCAACCGCTAAAGCGTTAGATGATGTTGATGTAACGGTTAGCGTACCGATACTTGGAGTGCTGGACCAAGCTGGGGCAACACCAACACCGCCAGAAACCAACACCGAACCTGTAGCTACATCCGCCAATTTAGAAAGCGTTGTAGCGCCGGAAGCATAAAGTAAATCGCCCGTTGTATAGGACGTAATGTTCGTACCGCCACTTGCAACAGGAACAACGCCGGAAAGGGTTGCAAGCGTAACGGTTGTCCAAGAAGGGGCAGCGGAAGCGCCGCCAGAAGTTAGGAATTGACCAGATGTGCCATATGTTCCAGCGCCAATACCAAATTGACCAGCGGGGCCGAATCGGAAAGCTTCCGTTGATGAGTTACTGCCCGTAGCGGTTGTGAACACAGACGCATACGTTCCCTGCGCCGTATCCGTGAAGTTTTCCGCTGCCGTTATATCAAAACGACCTGTAGATGCGGCGCCAAAACCAGTTGCACCATAACCGCGACCAGTAAACTGGGCAATTGTATCGCCAGATTGCGATGCTGTTGGAGATGCGGCAGTTCCACGGGCGGAACGTGCTGTATATACACCATAAGCACCTGTGCCGTATGCGTCCTGCGTAATACGGGTATTGGCGGCATTAGCGCCCATAATATATATGTCAGTACCCGCTGGTAGGCCCGTTGTTGGGGGCGTAGCGGTTTGACTATTTGATAAAACTGTTAATGTTGTATTTGGAGCAACGGTATTTAAACCAAGGCGGAAATTGGTGTTATCCCAGAAAAACTTTGAGTTATTTTGAGAATAGACACCTGAAGCGCCCGAAAATACAACCGAACCCGCAGTAAACGTTGTTGTTGTACCCGTTCCGCCATTTGTAACGCCCAACGTTCCAGTTACGCCCGTAGTTAATGGAAGACCAGTTGCATTGGTCAAAACAGCGGCAGATGGCGTACCAAGGGCGGGGGTAACAAGCGTTGGAGACGTTGAAAGAACAACAGATCCTGTGCCAGTTGAGGTTGTGACGCCCGTACCGCCAGCAAGAACAGGAAGTGTACCCGCCGTTAATGCGGATGCGGATGTTGAATAAATAGCGTTATTTGCCGCCGTAAAGGTCGTAAGGTTAGTCCCACCATTGGCGGTTGGTAATGTTCCGGTTACGCCCGCTGTAAGAGATACTTGACCAAACGAAGCTGCGGCGGATGAACCGTTGGAAAGAAGCGCATACCCAGTTGTTGCAGATGGGGAAATCTGACCAACAGAGGACGTGCTTGGGGCATATAACAATCCATACGCGGTTAGCGTAGTTAAACCTGTTCCACCATTTCCAACGCCAACCGTTCCAAGGCCAATTGTATTACCCGTTTTGGTAATAGGGGCAGAAACTTGAATGTTGCCGGAAGAAGAAATTTGCGACCAAACCAATGCGGTTGAACCAACGGTAATTGTACCAGTCGTCGTCATGGTCCAAGAAGTTGCGCCGTTTGTCGTGCCATTGCTGACGTAAACAGCAGCGCCAGTTTCAATGAAATTAGGCCCTGTTCCAACTGCGTTAAAATCGGTAGAACGGGTTAATACCCAGTTAGTTGAACCAGAACCTTGGTTTGTAACGACATAAATACCGTTTTGCAAACCACTTGATTGGTTTTTAACCAAAACGCGGGTCGAATTAGTAACGTCAGTCGCGGTAAATGTATAACCATCAATGGTTAACGCTGCCTGAGTACCCGCATTGGTAATTGTAGCGCCAACACCTGCTGTACCATTATTGTATGTTACCGTACCAAGGTCTGCGGTAGTCGCATAACCAGAGGCGGTGTGATACGTCGTATTGGCAACCGTTGAAACTGTGTTGTCGACATATTGTTTTGTCGAAGCTTGCAAGGCGGACGTTGGGTCCTGCGTCAAAGTAAGCGTTGTCAAACCAGAAATTGTAGAAGTACTGCCGCCAAGGGATATTGCGGTAGAACCAATCGTAATGGAGGAATTGGTCAACCCAGCATTTGGAATAGTAGAAACAGCGGTAAACGCACTTGTTCCGTTACCAACAAGATAGCCCGTTAAGGTTGTAGCCCCAGTACCACCATTGGAAACAGGAAGCGTACCCGTTACGCCAGTTGTTAAAGGTAATCCCGTAGCATTTGTCAAAACCGCAGCAGATGGGGTTCCAAGGGCTGGCGTTACAAGCGTTGGCGAATTTGACAACACTACTGAACCAGTACCCGTAGAGGTTGTAACCCCAGTTCCCCCCGCCGTTACAGGCAACGTGCCGGATGTTAAAGCTGACGTAGAGGTGGCATATAATGCACCTCCAGACGTAAATGATGTTAAGCCAGTACCGCCATTTGCGGTACCCAACGTCCCACTTACATGCGTAGTAAGACCAATTTTACCCCAAGACGGAGCAACACCGACTCCGCCAGAAATAAGTGCATTGCCAGTAGCCACGTCATTAAGACGGGCCAAGGTGGAAGATGATGAAGCATAAAGCAAATCACCTGTCGTATACGACCCATAACCCGTACCGCCCTGTGTTTCCGCCAGTGGTGTGGTTAGCCCCGTTATACTTGTAATGTCGCTATTCGCGCCAGAAGAGGCTACACCAAGAGCCGTTCTTGCCCCCGGAGCAGTTGTTGCGCCTGTACCACCATACCCAATAGAAATAGCGGTTCCATTCCACGTACCAGTAGCAATCGTTGCTAAATTGGTTGTTCCATTGGCGGTGAGGTTTGTAAAAGAACCAGAACTTGGAGTTGATGCGCCAATTGTCGTCTGGTTAATTGAACCGCCCGTAATTGCAACGGAGTTCGCATTTTGCGTCGCCATTGTTCCAAGGCCAGTGACCTGACCCGATGGAATCAAAATGTTAACATTTGACGCGGAAGTAATTTGACCTTGGGCATTGACGGTAAATTGAGGAACAACCGATGCGGAACCATAAGTTCCCGCCGTAACGCCCGTGCTGGAAATTGCAATGGTACCGGAGGTTGTAATCGTACCGCCGGACAAACCCGTTCCCGCCGTAATTGATGTAACACTACCACCACCAAATCCCTGTGCTTTAACGTAGGCAGTCGTTGCTAACGTCGTGCTTGAATCGCTGGTTGCAGGAGTTGGAGCCGTAGGAACCCCAGTAAATGCGGGGGAAGCTAACGGTGCCGCCCCCAATAGACTCATTGTCTGAGCTACAGTTAAATCTGTTGGGGCAGAAGAAACCCCCGTATTGTTGCCTTTGATGGTATTGGCGGGCATGTTCGCTAAGTAAGAATTGGATAGCGAACCCGTTGGCAATCCAATTGTCCCCGTAGACGTAATCGTCCCACCGGAAAGCGGAGATTGCACCGTAATAGATGTAATACCATTATTTGGGTAAGTTTGTTGGGTATATTGCGCGATTTGCCCTACCGTAAGGTAAACGGTCGTCCCGTTTTGCACCGCAGGAATTTGATTGTTTGCGGTCGCCGCTGTAGTTGATGGCAGGTTTGAAATGGAAATATTTGACATTTACGCACCTGTTTGAACGATTTGTGTATATTGCGGCGGAATACCAACGGACGCAGTTACTATACGTGTATTTGGACCCAAAAGTCCACCTGAAGGTATAGCAGAATTAGCTTGATATGTAAAAGAAACCGCCGATAAAACGGTTACACTGTACATACCCATAGCGTTGTTGTTTGTTGTCCCCGTAACCGATATTTGGCTGCCAGTTGAGAGGTTATTTGCGGCGGATGTCGTCACGGTAACGGTAGTGGAACCATCAGCGGTAATTGATAGCACGGGTAATAGAATATCGTATTGCGTCTGGTTGATTAACGGCATTAACGCATTAGGATCAAGATCTGCGGGCTTGCCAATGGGCTGCGCGGTTAAAGTTTGCCCATCTTCCGTAATCAGATCAACATTATTGGGGACGGGAATGCCAGTGGCGGTGTTAATGGTAAAGCCGGGTTCCGCCAAATTGCTTGTATTGTAGTAATCATACGAATCAGGACGGGCATTCATAATTGGAATCGGGTCTTGACTGACCATAATTGGTTTTAACTGAGCCTGAGGCTTGTCATAGCATTTTTCGCACACCAAAAATCGCAGGTTCTGCAATTGCGGACCACGGTAATCAAATTGAAAACGCAGGGTCTTATGGTTGTAAATAAACCCGCAACGGTCGCACCGCCCCCATGCGGAGGGGGAGTTAGGATTCGCATATGCATGGCCGTGGGGACGATAAGCCATTAGTGCAAAGCCTCCATCCGCCTTTGTGCATGAGTTTCACGAAGAGCAGCAGTAATTTTGGCTTGATGTTCTGGGGTACGTGGTTTCTTTTTGCCTTTATGGGCAGCAGATATTTTGGCCCGCCATTCAGGTGTTTTGCGTTTACCTTTTTGGACAGCAGACATTTTTGCGCGATATTCGGGGGTCGTGTTTGTTTTTTGAGCCGTTTTTCTCATTTGTTCCCGTCTTTCTGCGGAAACAATTTTGCCCTTTTTTTGTTCAGAAAGTAAACGTTTAGTTTCTTCTGTGTGCTTAATACCTTTTGCACCTTCTCCGCCAGCGGCCAAATTGTATTCAGGTTTTAATTCAGCAATAAGTCGAATTTCTGCTGCTATCATGTCATCAATATTTGCATGGATTTCTAATATTTCCCATGAAAAAGCGTCTTCACCATATTTGCGAATTGCTGCATGAAACTTAGGGCAACTTCCGCCATTTGAAAATTTGGCCCTTGCCTTAGAATAATGATTGGATTTACGATATGACAAACCACGGGATGTAACGCCAATATAGCGGTTCCCGTTTACAATGTTTGTCGCTACGTAAACTATGTAAGCCATTGTTAAGAAACCCTAAAATATCCCGCTAATCCAGGCATAATATAAAGTGGGACGTTTTCCGTATCCTGCGTAGCGGCTATCGTATACGCCTGTTCCGCCTTAGCTTCCAATAATTGGAGCCTGTCAGGGGCATAAATAGCGGATAACCGTGCCGCTAATCCAGAGGCCATCGCATCCAGCCAACGATACGGAATGTCAACCGTTTGGCCGCCCGTTAGATTTGCATCTTGGATCTGATGAACCCTGTAATAGTTTAACGTATAGTAACCAGTCTGGTCTGGAACAGGCCAAACGGTGATCGTTGGGCTAATTAAACGGTCAAACCAGAACACTGTTGGCGGCGATTGAAGCAATTTATTTGGCGTTTGGGAGTATTCTGTGCGCGAAATAGGCATAATAACGCGGTCAAACTGCGAAGAAGTGCCGCTATTGTATCGAATAAACGCATCCAAAACCATAACTGTTGGACGTGCATCGCCCGTAACAGTACCCGCCACAGTCAAGCTACCCGTTGTGGAATTTGCATAAGACACAGTCGTAGATGTAGATGCGGTAACAACATACGTACCATTGTACCCAGTAGGGGTCATGCCCGCCACAGTAATTGGAGAGCCAACGGGATACGTATTGGTACTGCTATAAGTAAGAGTAGCGGTTGTACCAGTGCCGGAAATGGCGGTAATATTATCTATAGGGGCCGCCGAATAGGTTGTTACGCCTTGAACAAGAGGTACGGATATAAGATCCACTTCCCACAGATTGACGCCTTGGTTAGCCCAAGACGCCAACATAAGGTTGGTTTCCATCGTAGCGTCTGCAAAATGCTCTTGCAGAAGCGAAGTACGGCGGATTCCGCAACGCGAAAACGCATTGAGGACTAACTCACCTAAGCTGGGTTGGAAGTTGTACGTACCCGAACTGGTCATTTGCTATCCTTAGAAGATAGTACCGTCGTTTGCTATTAAAACACCGCCAATATTGATGCTCACAACTGCCGCCGCCGCAGCGCTTGATGCAATTTGGAAGCGCAAATCGGTTTTTTCCGCATAAGCAAATGGGAAATGGCGTTGTACTTCATATGTTGTGTTGAATGGTGTAGTTACAATTAGCTTTTGAACGCCTGACGATGAATTGGTAATTGCCCGATACGTTGTATAGTTTGCGCTGTTTCCGTTGAACGAAGAATAAGCGCCATAACGATAACCGTAAAATGTGTAACCTGCGGGAACCGTATATACAGCCTGTTGAGATGCGCCAAGGCTTGATGTTGTTCCGTTAAATACGCCCGTATTGATCTGGGCATACGTTACACCGCCGTTGATTAGTGTTATGACACCGGATGGATTAGTCGTACTTCCAACGGAAACAAACATATTATTGATGCGGAAATACTGGTTTACCGTTGGCACATTGGTTGTGCCATTTAAAACAAGATTTTCGGTAAGCACATTGTAATTAGCATCCAAACCAACAATGGTAATCGTTGCGGTATCGGTATTCACCGTACTAACAAGGTTCATTGTCACAGCGGAAGACGGAAACACATATTCTGTTGATCCCATATTCTCCCAAACGGTGCGAAATAACCCAGCCGTTGCGGGGGTCGTGCCATAACCAAAAATATTGGTGGGCGTATGGCCCGTAATTTGATTGCGGGAAACCTGCAACTCAAATGGTTCATAATAACCACGTTTAGTGACGGAATCGTTAATTACAAAAGCTTGGCTGGTCATAATTATTTACCTTTTTTACGTGCAACTGCTGCATTATCCACCAAATTTGGATAAGGACGGCCAGCCGCCCTTGCATGTGCTTTTGCGGTTGATTTTTGTTTTGCGGTGAGGTGTTTATGATGAGCATCTTTCTCAGCGGGATGCTCCCAAAAAGGTGTCTTAGCCATTATTTCCTCACCAAAAGAATAAGAATTATGCCGGAAAGGGCAACATTAACAATTTCACCAAATGATAAACCTACAACCATTTTAGCAACCCCATTTCCGAAGCGACTTATTGATCCGGCTTTCTGGATCATGCGCGTTTTTGTGATTTGTCAGTTTGGAACGCATCCCTTCCATCCGCGCACAGAATGACTTATGGCGGGAATTATGCGTATCTTTGGTGGGGGCTTTCAATGTGCCGCCCGTTTCAGAATGATACGAAGAACGACCCTTAGCGTTTAACCCGCCAGAGGGTGATTTACCTTCAGATCTTGTCCATGCAGCAGTCATAAAAACCTCCGAAGAAAGAAGGGGGCCGCAGCCCCCCTCAATTAGTGCATTTTCTTCAACGTCTGAGCCAGTCTGGCGCGTTTAGCAAGAGTAGGGTTATCGCTATGCGCCGCTTTAGCTAACTTTTTGGCGGGGATTTTCTCCCCAGCCGGGACGTGAAGCTGCCGATGAAGCGCACCGGGATGCTTGATAGCACCCTGAATCCACTTCGTAGCACCGCCATCAGCATGATGCTGACGGCTTACGACTCCCCCGGCTCCACCATGCGGCCAGCAGGGGTCTTAACCTTGTTGGCTGCGGAGAAAGGACGCATCTCAGCGCCGCCAACTGCACCACCCGACTTACGGGCAGGGCGGTCAAGACGGTGATGAGCATGGTGACCATGCATTTCAAGGTGCTTATGCGCCTTGTGAGTGCGGCCACCGCGTTTACGGGCTGCATGCTTTTCCTTGGCTTCGTGTACCGTAGGAGAATTTGCACCTGCGTAAACGTCATGTGGGGTTTCGTCTTTGTCTACTTGACCATGCATTGGCGATTCGACAGCGCCGCCCTTTTTGTGGGCAGCACGTTTCATCGTATGCATAGAATGCTTCTTAACCATGTGATGAGCATGACCGCCATGAGCATGGTGACCATGATGTTCAGAATGATGCTTCATGGGTTACTCCTTAAAAGTTGTAATACTGGGTTAAACCAAACAAGCCAGTTGCAGACTGAACATTGTAGGCTTGCGGAATCTGGCGGAACGAATACTTGTTCGTGCCAGTGGAAGGCGTAAGATTGACACCCGACGCATTCGCAAGGTCAATCGTGCCACGGACATCGCCCGTTGTTGCGGACGGTGTAGTACGGTCAGCAGGTAAGAAGCCGTTTGCAGCAAAACCCGTGTTAACACTCAAAGCAGTCTGAGAGTTACCAGAATTTACTACAACTTCAGCAGCCGTATCCGAACGAACAGGAAGGCCAACAATTGCGGTTGTACCAACGGAATAGGCATGTGTAGCATCAGCAGCGTTAAGAACAACACTCTTGATGTACTTAAATGCTTTCTTACCGTTAACAGCGTTACCTGCCGAAATCGTAATGTTTTCCGACATTGGATATCCGTAGACATCGTAGCCGTTAACAGTCGCGGTTGTAGCAGTAGCACTTGCTGCCGCAGTAACACTTACTGCGCGGCCAACCATAGCCATTGGATTCCACAACCAGATTGAAGGAGTCTGGATGTTTGTTGGAATAGCGCACTGTTGCACGTTTGGATAAGCCAAAGTGACTGTTCCAGACGTGAAAGTCACGTTCTGACTAAGCTGATAAGTACCAGTTTGTCCGTTACCAACCGTTGATGAAGTTCCGGTCGTGGTCAATTGGGAGCCAATATACACACCAGAAGATGCACCAAGAGTTCCGCCTGTTACCGTCGTAGACGATGAAAGGAGAACCATGCCGGGTCCGATTGGCATGCCGCTGTTTGCCGTAACCGTCAGAACGCCGTTCGTTGCCGAAGCGGTGACTGAAGCGTAAGCATCAAGAGCAAGAACCGTATCCGTAACGCCCGTATCCGAACGAACAAAGTTCGTTGAATAATAGACGCCAGTGGTCGCGGAGTTAGTGGAAACAAGCGTAAGAGTTGCGCTTGTTGCGTTTGCAGAGGCAACAATTGCTGCCGCTGCGTTTGTGTATGGGACGCCAGTGAACGAAACAATGTCACTGAAGCCGTACCACCCAAAATCCTGCGCTGCCTGTGACTCACCGGGAAGGTAAGTAAAAGGAGTGCGCGGATCAAGGATGCCGCCCCCCGCATAAAATAGCGAAGAGCCTAAGTCTGGGTTGTAGTCCGAAGGTTGTGTTGGGTTTTGCCCAAATACAATCAGTGGACCGGAGAATGCGGTATCAGCCATAGTGCCTTCTCCTTACGAGGTTGGGAACGAGCCGTAAATCGAACGCCAGTTATAATAGCCAAACGAATAACGCTCATAACCCTTCACGAGCAAGTTGTCCGTAACAAAGTCAACCTGCATGTCCGTTTCGAACTTGATGCGCTCCATATAAGCGAGACCATCAATGTTCGTGAGCAGGAACCAAGCGTAGGACGAGGTCAAGAAGTCGTTGACCATGTAACCTTCGCTCAAGCCACCTGCAGTGGTCATGATTGCGTTGACATCGTTGTCTGCCGTACCCGGACGGAGTTCCGTCTTGAGAAGGCGGATGGCCACTGGCTCGAGAGCTGGTGGGATGACGAGCTTGCGGCCACGTGCGAAGATCTTTAGACCAGCCTGATCGCGGAAGTTCGTACGGATTGCGATCATCGCATTCAGCAGCGTTGCTTCGTTGAGGTCAACCTGAGTCGTTGGGGTGTTCGCAATCGAGCCACCGTCGATTGGATGCGCCGTCGAGCAAAGTGCAACACCGTCACCGCCGATTGCAGCGTTGTAGGTTTGCGCCGTGTTCAGAATGTTCGCACCGTAAATTTCCTTCGTCTGGTGGAAAGATTCCACGAGGCCAAGGTTGGAAGGCTGGAATTGGGTCTTGTAAAGGTTGTCGTCGATTGCCTTGCGGGTAATCGCGTAACCGAGACCGATTTCCGTGTGTTCCTGATTGTAGACGAAGCGTTCGCCAGCGCCCGAATCGAAAGCGGTCTGGCCACCTTCGGTCTTGAGCTGGGCGTAGCCGAGGTAACGCATTTCAGCGGTACGTTCGAGGGCCATCTTCGAATCATGTTTCGTAAAGATCTTGTCGTATTGCGACGGGATCTGCTCATACTTGCCTTCGACACCACGTAAGCCGGGGAGGAGAAGGTCTTTGATCTGACTAAGATTAACAGCCATGACACTTCACTCCTTACGAGATACCAGTTACAGCAGAGTTTGAACGCCAGACTTCGTTGTTGAAGCCGACAATCAAGTTGCAGTACTGAGTGGTTAAGTCGCCGCCGTTGCCGATACCCACGGCGTAGTCGACGATGATGAATGGCGAGGTGTTGGTGGTTGCGGTAGCATTGACATAAGCCGTCGAGCGGCCCGTGCTGTTGTTGCCGCCTGTCGAGTTGCCCGACGTTGCGCCCGTGGTCGAATAAGCGAACGTGACAAGCTGACCCTGAACACCAGAGGTTTGCGATGTTGCAGTTCCGGTGACTGGGAAGCCCGAGCCAGAGGACTGAACAATGAAACGTGCGTTTGGATCATCAATAACATAGGCTTCTACGTCACCCGTTGCGCCCGAACCCGGCCAATAAGCCGACCAGACAACACGGTTAAGCGCCGTAGCCAAATAACGACAGCCGACGAAAATACCAGCGAGCTGCACCGAGCCACCTGCGGTAGCTTGGGTGATGTAGCCGTTGGCGGTTGAAGTCACAGGCTGAACAGGGTCGCCAGTGAAAATTGGAGTCGTGTTGCCCGAAGCAATACGACGAGCGGATTGCGCGAACGTCGGAGCGCCGCCTGCACCACCCTGATATTGTAGAAAGCCGCTGGGCGCAAAAGTATTGGCCATGACGGGTTCTCCTCTCAGAGAGTTCCATCATCGCACACCGGGGCGACTAAGAAACGGAAAAAGGTTTATCTTCCACACCGGGGGAAGAATGTCGAACAGTATGCCTGATATTTGCAGAAAGAAAAGGGGCCGATGAAAGATTTCTCGGCCCCTGTTCGATCTTATTCTTCCGGAATCGCGAAATCGTAGCTTTTCGAGATCTTTGGAGCAACTTGCGAGTCTTGACGATTCAATAAACCGCCTTTACCCTTTGGATCCATTTGTCCAGACTTGATGTTAACCTGCTGACGCGCATCGCGAAGTTCTCTCGCTTTTGCATCGAGGGTAATTTCTTCTGGACGCTCCATGAGAAGCATGCCTTTGCGCTCGATGGAACCTTCTGCGCCAACTTGCATCATTTCTGGGTGGCGTTCAACCGGAACAGCCGTCCAGCCTGTGCGCCGAACATGGTTCATGTGGGAAACATCTTCCATATTCATGGATGACTTGCGTTTCCATTCATATGTCCAGCCATCGGGAGCGGGTGGAGTCGCAAATTCATCGATCCCATCGTCGAGATCCGAAGAGTTGTTGCGGATTTCTGCTGCACGTTTTGCAGCAAGTGCCCGTGGGTCGTCCGCACGGACGGGTGGGCGCATTTCGCGACGAGCGATAGTTTCAGTAGCTTTTGTCATTGTTCATCCAATCAGTTAAGTTTGCCTTCTTTGATCAGGGCCATCTTATTTCTGGCATATTCCTGATCAGTCATGCCCATCATGCTTGCTATTTCACGTTCTTGCGAATTCAACCGGACAACATTCGGCCGAGCGCCGGAGTTGGTGGTTGGAGAACGCGAAACAGGCGCAGCCGGAGGAGCCGAGCGGCGAGAGGTTGGTGCGGAAGCAGCCGAAAGCGCGGAATCTTCTTGCTGAACGGCTTGGCGGGGTGCAATTTTCAACGTATCTTCGATTGTATTGAAGTAATCGTCGGAATCTGCCTCGAGCCCATCAGCCATCGCAAGATTATTCGCCGCAATCATCTTTTGATAAAGACGAGGATTGGTTGCATATTCCGGATGGGCGCGAACCCAATCCGCCGAGCGCGGAGAAAGCTGAGCCGCCAACGATTCAACAGGATCATTTTGAACTTGGGGAACAAATTTTGCCTGTTCCATGCGGTTTTGATAAGCCGTTTTGCCGTTTTCGAGCTGCATTTTCTGCATTGCGATTTCGGACATTTGCACTTGAATATCAGCGGCCTCTTCATGGTCGCCACGCGCAAGTGCATCGGCATAAGAGCGTTTCAACGAAAGCTGATTGTTCTTCACCGTATCGATTGCGTTGTCGATGAGCTTCAGATTCGTGTCATCGACTTCGCTTTTCGCCAAAGAAGCCTGTTCCGCTGCCTGTTTCACCCGTTTTTCGGCTTCGAGGCGAGCGAGACGCTCTTCTTCGAGTTTAAATTTCAGCTCGCGAATACCTTCATCAGCTGAAATTTCTTGTTTCATCGGTTTTTCAAGCTCTTCAGCCTTCTCAACCTTTATTTCTTCCGCTGGTTTTTCACTTTCCAACGGCTCGAGTTCGATCTCGAGGTGTTCGTCTTCTGTATCCGACATTTGTTGCTCCATCACCACACCTGATCAACATCTTGGATGCGTCCGCGTACGTTCACATCGCTCAAAATCCGGCATGGTACGTTGTTTATGGTGATTGTCCAACCATCCGAAGGGCGCGAAACAATCCAGTCGCCCTCTTTTATGGTGACATTTTTGAACCATTCACCCGAATCATCCTGAAAAGCTGTTGGGCCGAGCTTCATAACGAGGCCAACTTTGCTTTGGTAGATATCTTCGTCGACGGTTTTATCAGTCAGGTGGATTCCGCTTTTGGTTTTCGTTGGACGAATGTAAAGCGCAATCAGAACCTGATTGTTGAAAAGCTCGAAATCTTCGACTGAACCGATTTTCTCGAGCAACAGCTCACGAGGATCTCTCTCGTGAAACATGGACATTGCTGGCATATTTTTATTCCCCTCTGTTTTTAACTCCATTGGCGATGGCCTCAGCCTCGTCAATGTATTCGAGAGCTGCACTCAGCCCTTGAATCTTTCCAACTTGCCTTTGATATTGATCAAAATTTTGAGCAGAACCTGCTGCGATATTGTCGCGCAACTGTTCATAATCTTGTTTTATCATCAGCCTCAGCTCATAAACGAGCCGATCTTTTGTTGTTAGCACAAACTGTTCCTTTCAGTGGCTGGACCGAGCACCCAGAGGGGAGCGCCCGGTCCTCCTCTCATCGGGCGTGGAGAGACGCCCGAGAAATTTATTTCTTGCGTGGAGGCGTGAGCCCGTAGGCCTTGATCTTTTCGAGGCGAGCTTCTCCGCCGCCAGCGCCCGAATCGATTGGATAGGTTGTGCGACCACCCGACTTACGTGGCATCATGCCCGGAGGAGGCATAGGAGGCCCACCAGCGCCCGGTGCGCCACCGCCCGAAGGCATCATCCCCGGAGGAGGCATCGGCGCTCCTGCACCCACTGGAGGCGTGCGCGGAGAAACGGGTGCATTCGGCATTGGCTGACCGCCCATCGCGCCTTTGTCATGGTGACCGGAGGCAATGATGATATTCACGTTCATCTTGCCTTTTCCAGCCTTGCCGCCATGGGCATGGGCCGAGCGTCCGCCCTTGACTTCACCGGGAACTTTGAACGGATAGCCTTCGCCTTTGAAAACGCCGCCGCCTTTGTTCTTTTCAGCTTTGCCGCCCCAGCACTTGTGGCATTTGCAGTCATGCGGATGAGCCGCGCCGCCTTCAGCTTTGAATGCTTTCGCCTTCAACACTTTGTGCATCAGCTTTTTATCTTCGGCTTCATCCGGGTGCGCCTTGCCACCATGGGCGTGGTGCGGCTTTTTATGGTGCAGCCATTCAACTTTATGGCCATCCGTTTTGCCGCCGCGCTTTTTGCCCGGATACATTTCGCCGTAATCAGGCATCTCGAATGATGCATTGCCTGCATTTGCTACGCCCGAAAGTTTATTCGAGGCATTGCGGATCCCGGCGGAACGCTTCCGCACGCCTTCTTCATCGCCCATCATTTTGCTGACGGCAAGCTCTGGACGGGCAGCTTCAAGGTAATTTTGAAGCGTGCCACCGCTCAACTTATGAGCACGGCCACCCTTTTTCATCATTCCAGCAGCTTGGCCCATCATTTTGTTTTGTGAGCCGACAGGGTTTTCACCCACGCCACCGCTGAATTTGTGGGCCTTGCCCCCATGTTTCAAACCACCAATATGCTTCGTGCCCTCGCGAGCTTCGTTTGCCATGCGGACATCACGATTGATCAAATTGTCCGGTGTCAAATAACGATGCGCACGATCTGGCTCGGAGCGACCTCCGCTCTTGCGTGGAGCGCGGTCGGCACGATGCGCAGCTTTCATGCCTTCGGCTTTGCCGATGACTTTTCCGCCCTTTTTGTAAGCCCGCTTGCTTAATGGGCGCATGCCCGTTTGAATACTGGCATTTTCGGCAGAAGGCGGCGTCCAATCGGACGAATCAACTTTCGTATGAGGGTCGGCCGAAGCAAGGCGTTTTGCCTTGGCTTTCATAGCGTCCCGCGAGGTCTTGGCGGTCTGAGACATGGGTGGCTCCGGAGGTTGTTAGAACAGGCGTCCCTGTTGGCCGCTGAGGGTTGAATCCATGTCGCGCGGCAACGAATGGATTTTATTGAGCGCTTGCCCAATAATCGCGGGAGTATGCATCTTGTTTTTCGATTTGGCAACTGGAGCTTTTACGTCGCCGCCGCGCCGGAACAATTTTTGGTTTTTCGAAATCGATTCATTGGCCTTGGGCGTGGTTTCATAAAGAGGCAAATCCGCAATGGTTTGTTCTTCGTAATCATTGCCCTTTTTTCTCCAATTCATTTCGACTTGGTCGCGCTCGGATTGCGTTAAATTACGCCAATGGTCCTGCACCGCCTGACGCTGATTATGATAATCGGGAGAGTTTCGATCGTATGGCAACCCAACCGTTTCCGCGACGTGCGGATAATCGAATGTAATTGGAATCTTTTTTGTCAATGGGAAAGTTCTGTTTTTGACTTTACCCGCCGCAGGATCGTGAGACTTGAAAGCCTTTTCGATTGCTGGTTCAAGGGTTTCGTCGTAATAACTTTTCACGCCCGGTTGCCCCATCCAGCGTTTGCTTTGTTGATCCCCATTCGTCAAAACGATTCCATGATAGCCACCATCGACCATTTCTTTGAGAAGCCGCTTCACCGCAAGATTGGTCCATTTGTCAGTGTCGGTGACGTGCGGACCAGGAGCAACTGAATCTCTGGCTTTTCTGTATTTTTCGTATGCTTCGTCCCTTAAATTGGCAAATTCACCTAATTTTTTGCTAATTGGTTCAACTTCCGTTCCTTTAAAATTATTATTTTGGTGATCGTCCCATTGTTTATCGGCAATATTAGCCAAACGATAATATTCTTTTTGATGATCTTCTAAAATTTTTTCTTTTTCATCTCGGCTGAGATTTCTCCAATAATCGGTATAACGATCGCCTTCATCCGTATAACGTAATTTTTCAAAACGATCTTGATGTTGATAAACAGGAACGTAAAGCTCATTATAAATTTTGTCTTTTGCTTTTGAATATTCATCATAAATATTATCATATTCATCATCAAGGCGTTTATATTCTTGATGAAGAGCATCTTTGCTCATATCATCTTTTTCGCCGAAACGCCCGCGACCTTTTTGGCCCCAGTCACCTTGGACTTCTTCGACATGAAGATATTTTTTGCCCGGAGCAGGGCCGAATTGTTTGTCTCCGGGGTGCTTTTGCAGCCACCATGAATGCAAACGATCGAAATCTTCTTTTGGAATGCGCCCTTGAACGTGATGCAAAAATCCTGAAGCAAGGTTATTGACTTGCGGCTCGCCAGTTTGCAGCGACAAAGGAACCGTTACTCCGGCTTTTCTCGCGAGTTCAACAACTTCATCATCTGTCATCGCAGGAACTGGTTCATGCAAATCGGCCAAACGCATATGAAACAAAGGATTGTATTCAGGATAATGCGTATCGTATTGAAAAAGTTTCTTTTCAGGCTTCCATTGCGCAATTATTTCTCGATAATTTTCGTTGTTCCCTTGCTCTTTCAGCGTGTATTGCTCATGCTTAGCGCGTTTTTTGGTTGTGTATCTGTTTAAATAACCAGCATGGTTATCGTTCATATGCTCTGCAAGCCCTTCCCTGAGCCCAACACTAAAATATCCCTGTTGCTTCAAATCGTCTTCTTTTTCGCGAAGCTCTTGGTCGATGGCGAGGTAATCATCGCCAAAAATTTCTTTGAACAGTTTGGGGTCTTTCAGCGCATCGCGAGCAACCGCAATTCTTCTTTCGTCGCTGTCGTTTATTGGGTAACCTTGAGGATCAGCATCCCGATATGAATTATCGCGAATGTTTTCTTCGTAATCATCAACATTGGCATCTTCCAAACGTCGCGCAACGTCTTCACGGCTGACGGTTTTTTGGCCAGCCGGAGGATGCATTCCTGCAATATCAGCCCATTTCAACTCGTCGGATTTTACGCCGGGTTGCTGTTTCAGGAAATTCACCCATTGATCCGGGGTCATTTTTTCCTGTTTGGCCTTTTGAGTAACCTCCGCAGCATGTGAATAGGTTCCCAATACGTTTTTCACGCGCATTGGTTGAAACTCGGGCTCTTTATTTTGATCCGAGCTCGAAGGTTTTTGCGGAGGAGGAGCTTCGCCTTTTTGTGCGACGATCTGACCTTGGTCTTTGATTTGTTGCTTAATAGCTTCTTTTTCTTCGGCGCTCAAAGCTGGGTCGCGGAGCTGAGCGGAAAGCTCTTTGATTTTGGCTTGAGCTGCTGCACGGCGCTCAGAAAGGCTTCCGCCGCCTTCTTTGTGAATGAAACCGCCATGCGCTTCGTGCTCTGGTTCTTCCGATTGCGCAGGTTGATTTCGTTGCTTTTCAACCATTTCATCGAGAAGGTTTTTAAACTCTTCATCAGAAATTTTCGGGCCTTTCGATCCAAAAGCACGCCATTCGAGATCATTTTTTATATGTTGATGAGCCCGATTATAAATTTCATCTTCCATTTCTGGGTCCATATAAGAGACCGTATCCCCTCCTCCGTGTGCAATTTCATGCATTTGGATTGGATTTTCATCATGGTCTCGCTCCATGGTGTGAGCCAAACTTTCCAATGTTTCTTTGCTTACCAAATTTTTTAAAATTGGATGGTTTTCATTCACAGGCTCTTTAAGAATTACGCTAAGAGCCTCGCGAGCCTTTTCCAAATTATTAGGCGAAAGTTTTTTAATCGCCATTTTCTTTGGTTTAAGCAATTTATTTATATTTTTGGCTTGGTTCACCGCCGCAACAGCATTGCGAGAGGTTTCCAGAAACTTTCTCCGGCTTACCGGAGCCTCCATGAGCGCTTTGGTCGCCTTGGCAATCAAGTCAGGGTTTTCGGCCGATGCAGGGCCGCTGGAAGGCACAGCGAGCGCTTTGTTTTCTTCCGGCGTCGAAGGTGCTGGCGCAGGTGCGGCCACGGTCGCTGGCAAATTGGCAGGTTTCGGATTGAAAAGATTCATGAACGCCGCACGTTTCGTGGGGTCTTTCAGCTCGCCGCCGTCGGCTTTGCCCGGAAACAAATCTTTTTGTTGTTGATTCAAACTATATTGCTGATTTTGCGCTTTCAATTCATCCATATATTGTGGATTTTTGCTGAAAAACAAATTCATTGGGCTGATCGAAGGGTCGCTCAAATGGTGAAGGCCCATTGAAGTAAGTTTGTTTGTGTATTCTTCATCGGACAACGCTTTGGGCGTGAACGAAGCAGGAGATGCTCCTTTTTTCGGACGACCGCCACGACCGAGATTAACTTTTAATGGCTTCACACTACGCGCGAGATGCAAAATGTCTTTGGTCATTGGTCGAGGCTCCGGAGAGGATTATTTTCTTGGCGTTGGCGTTTCCAAAACTGGCGTTTTATCTTCTTCAACGCTTTAGTTTGATGGAGGTAGCAATAAAGTTTCCGCGCATAGCGATTGAAAGCGTCATGTTCAGCGCCTCCTTTCAGCTTTGCGCGGGTGCCCATCATTGTGGCATTTTCCCGGTGATTGCAGGGATGACGGTGCCCAGCAAGTTGCGAACGACCTGCTCGCTTTCTGGGTGAACCGCGATGTTTTGCGCGAGGTCAATCATTTGAATTCGCTCTTTGGCCAGCATTTCCTGCTCTTCAACCATATTGTCCATGCGGTCTTTTTTCATGGTGGCGGCGAGCTGAGCGGCTTTTATTTTGGTGTCCGCCGCTTTCACGTTGGCGAGCTGTTGCTTTATCATGAGCTCGGACTGGTCGACCTTTTTCTCGTGGTCGGTTGGGCCAGTTTGGCCTCCGGCGAGCCCTTCCTGTTGCATTTTCGCGTTGTCCATTTGGATTCTTGCCTGATCCAAAGCAAGTTTGCCCTTGGCTGTCATGAGTTTTGCGTCGGAATCCTGCTTCTTGATTTGCAATTCCGCCATTTGTTTTTGCATCTCGGGCGGTGGTGCACCGCGAGCTTGCGGTGGGATCATGAATTGCTCAGGATTGGACCAACCAACCGCTTGAAGTGCCGCCGTGTCGATGGCGATTGGGTCGTAGAGCGTTGGGTTCTGCGCTTGAATCTGTTTCAACGCAACGATTTTCATGAGCCGCTGGGTCTGGGAAGCCGTGTTTGGATCGGCTTGCGGGACCAAATCGACTTGGTTCAGGGCGCGAATGAATGTTTCCTGATCCCACTTGCGTGCCGGACGGCGGTTTTTCTGCCAGAATGATTCAGGATTTTCCTTGAAGCAACGAACGATAAGCGCGAATTCCTCGGCTTGCGAGGCATGCATGCGCTTGTGAACGGCGTTCAGGACCTTGGTGGCTTGATCGATCAACGCGATTGTCGTGCCAACGGGGGCATCCTGTTTGCCTTCGCCCACGGCTTGTTCGGAGGTGCCCCCAATGCGAGCGCCCGTTTCGGCCATGTTTTGAACGAGGTTCATCAATGCGCCGGAGGGCTCTTTATATGGAAGCGGCATGACCGCCTGATTGATCGGCATTCCACCAGTTTTGACCAATGCTCCACCACCGGGCGGAACTCGGAATATATTTGTGTTTTGACGTGCACCAGTGTCGGCGTAAAGGAAGCCGGGGAAATTAGCATACATACCCGCATCAAGTAGCTCGCGCCAAGCAGCAGTGATAGCATTGGTTGTGTTCCCTAGGATGTGGAGGAGACCAATGTCATAAAAGCCCATCCCCGGTACGAATGTGTATTTGACGAAATTCTGACGGGCTTCAGGAAGATCCTTAGTTTCCTCATCGTAGTTGCGGACAATAGAAAGGATTTGCTTGCTGGATACATCGATGGTCACCCGATAAGGAATTTCGAGCCCTGTTTCTTTGCGTTTATGTTTATGCTCGAAACCAGTAATGTTCAGCTCGCAATAGCATTCGTAGATCTCGCGGTCGCGGTCCTCTGGATTCATTTGATCCGGGGCAATGCCCTGTTGGGCCATCTTTTCGCGTTGGGCGGCATCGTAGTCCGTTTGCTTCGGAGTGCTCAGCTCAACATCCTGATAAACGCCGAGGATCTGCATACGCTTCACGGTCGATGGCCGCATGTAGATGCGGTGGGTGACACGCTTCGCGTTGCTCAGGTCGGTTGCAGCATTGTTTACGATCAAGTCATCGGCGTCTATCGATTCGCTGACTGGGCGACCACGGAGGGGGCAGAAGTAAATCTTTTTGAAGGCAGTACCACCAAACCCAAGCATGAGTAGCATCCGATCGGTGTCGGGATAATATTCTCGCGCAGTGCTTGTGAGGTAGTGATTAAGATCGTTTTCAAGGTCGTTGGCGAGTTGGTCGGAGGCGAGGTCGGCATTGTTGTTGTCCTCGCGAATCTTCACTGGGCCGTCAGTGGGCAAAAGCTCAGACCGTGCGTTCGCCTGAAAACGCAATACGGCTTCAAGCAAGAGCGGGTGGCGGACTCTTGACATGCCCTCGACTGGTGCACCATCAGCAGCCCCTGTGAGGCCGGGGATCTCAATTTTGAGGCCCATGAGCTTAATGCCCTGAGCGCGGTCGTCAATCCATTCTTTGCGGGAATCGAGGTCATCCTGAACGCCTTTTAACAGCTCCTCGGAGATGCGAGCGAGCTCCGCCTCGTTGATTTTATCGACCAGATTATCGAACCAGCCTTCCGGCCCGCCCTCGTTTGCGCTTTCCAACGGCGAGCCATCGAGCGTCAGCGTGACCGACCCATCACCGTGTTCAATCGTGAGTAGGTTGCCCTTTTCATCGACGTTGGGCGCATCGCCCTCATCCGCGAGTTCAATCTCAATGCCCTCATGCTGAAGCTCTTCGGGCGCATCACCGGGCAAGCGGATGTTTGGGCTGAGGCCGGGGGTGAGCGCCATTTCCTATGTTCCTTCTCAAACGGCATAAAGCGGAGCAGGAGGCGCTCCGCGATGCTGGATGCTAGATTCGTAATCGTTTTGGGCTTCTTCAGGTCGGGCTATCATGCCTGTTTTTCGCAAATGACGCAAGGCCATTGATACGGTGTCGACAAGATCGTCGTGTTTTCCTTTGGGGAAAATGGCCGATTGGGTGATGACCATGTCCGCCCAGCTCTTGTCCGGGGCATAAACGAGCCCTTCAGCAAAGATATGCTGAACCGAATAGAGCCTCGAGCGTTTGTCGATGCCGTTCGGGTTATCGGTGATGACCATGAAGCCGAGATGATTGTAAAGCCGACGAAGCTCCTGCGCCACCGAATGCCCTGCCGCTTTGTCTTCGATCAGGATTGCATCCGCTTTGTATTTCTTCAGCGTCTCAGCAACCTTGGTCACGAGCTGGTGAAGCTCGAGGCGCTCCGCCCATGCATTGACGAGCATGACTTTTGGGTGGGGAGCTTTGTAGCCACGTTCCTTTTGGAACATGTCTTTGAGGCTCAGCGGCTTTTTCATGGCCTCGGTCGAGATGGGGTCTTCCGTGTAAACACCCCAAATGGTCAGGGCTGATGGATCATTTTCGGTTTTCTCGGTGTAAGCCGTGTCGAGACTGGCAATGATGTAATCGAACGCAGGGAACGAGTCATGCTCCCAAAGCTGCCACCAGTCGCGCTTTATGATCCCGCCGTCTGCAGGGGTTGGAATTTGTTGGAACTGACCGCTCACGGCGTATGGGCCCATGGCCCGTTTGTCGCGCTCTACGACGTGTTCTGGGAACCGTTCAGGAAAAAGGAGCTCGCCTAGCGTTTCGCGCTGGTCTTCCCAGCCCAGCATCGTTGGAGCGGCGCGGAGGGGCTCGTATTCCATGGGCAACATGATATGGTCGTAGCCCAAACCTTTATCGAGGATGACACCAGAGACATCCTCTTCATGGAGGCGCTGCATGATGACCACGATTGCCGACTTGTCCGGATTGTTCAAACGGGTCGGCACAGCTTGCAAGAACCAATCGATCGTGGTCGATCGCATCTGGTCCGAGGCAGCGCTTTCCACTGTGTGGGGATCATCGATGATGACTCTGTCGCCACGAGCACCTGTGATCCCGCCAGCGGCCACGGCTTGGCGGAAGCCAGTTGCGGTGTTTTCGAACTTGGTCTTTGCGTTCTGGTCGCCTGTCAACGTAACACGGTCGCCCCAAAGTGATTGATACCATTCGGACTGAATCAGTCGGCGCATCTTCGTCGAGTCACGGATGGCGAGCTCTTGACCATGGGAGGCGCAAACATAGCGCAAATGGGGCATATTGCGTGGTCCCCATTCCCAAGCTGGCCAAAAGACGTTGGTCAGCAATGACTTCATCGCACCCGGTGGCACGTTGATTAACAGACGATTGTAATACTTTTCGTCGTCGATCATCATCTCATCAGTGATTGCAGTGAGATGCGCCGCAATCATGTCGATGTGCCAGTTGTGGACATAATCTTGGCCCGGTTCGACCACGTGCCATGCAAGTTTTATGAAATCGACAAAACTTTCTTCGCAGTCTGCTTTGTCCAAAAGGAACAAAAGCTCATCGGGCGTGTAGCTTTCGGCAAGTTCCTCCAAGTCGTAAGCCACCCGATCATGCATCAGTCAGCCTCGACCGCTGTTAGCTCGATCTGCTTCAACAAAGCATGGCGCAACTGATCACGGACCTGCGCTGGCATGAGCGTCAAATCGACCTTTTGCTTTATGTTCACGTCCAAAGTGCTCTCGGCCAAGAATTTTGCGCCGTATTTCTTTGGGGCCAGCTTTTCATTGTGCCAGCGGCGTGTGTCGATGCGGTTTCGCGCACGAGCAGGATTTGCATCATCATCCGCAATGTCCATCATGGTCTCGACCATAATGTCTGCTCTCATTTCAATTGCTCGTGCGTATTGTTTGGCCAAAAAAGGCTCATCTTTGATGTGCGCAAGGAAAGTCGCCGGGCTCGGAAAGCGTTTTGAACCGTCTTTATTTAAACTTTGGCAAACTTTTGTTAGGCTTTCGCCTTCGGCAATACGACGAATGATTTCCGCAAGATCTTCCTGCTTCACATCATCGTTCAGCCAAAATCCTTTACGTTTAGGCGGTATCGCAACAGCTTTTGAGGCTTTTGCCACAGTGCATTCTCCCTCTCAGAATGAGAAAACGATTATGCTCCGGAACAAAACAAACGCAAAAAGAAATCGTTAAGTGTAACAACCCATTCGAAATGCTAGGATATCATGCAAATGTGAGGAAAAATTTGCCGCATCAATTTCATCTTCTGGCCTAAAATCAAACTTATTTTGAAGCATCGCGGCTTTTGAGCCTTGATAAAACAATATCCTATCAGGTGTTTTGCCTTCGCCAACACCAACAATAAACAAGCTGTAGCCTCCGGCTTTGAACAAATCCCGATGCCACTGAACCTGAGAAGCTCGGACATCATGACAAGACAGCTTCTCACCTTGGATTTCTCCAACTTTCAACTCAATGGGCACAATCCTGCCCTTCACCATGATCTGGAGATCCGCAATCCCGATCGTTCCACCTCGTCTCGGCTCATAAGTCGAAAGCCATCCGTCCCAGTTTTCCCGAAACCAACTTTTGAATTGCTGTTCATTCATCATAAAACTCTCCCATACATTTTATTTTGCTCTTCGAGCCATTCATAATATTTGGACCAACGAGCTCGAGCAGCCTCGGACATTTTCCTCTTCGTTTCTTCTGAGATAGGTTTTTTGTTTCGAGCAGCCTCGGACATCTTCCTTTTTGTTTCATCCGAAACTTTGGGCCTATTTTTTGCCGCAAAAGACATGTTCGCTCTCGAAGTTTCAGAAAATTTATATTCTCGCTCCATAATTCTTTCCTTTTCAAAAAACGAGAAAATAGTAAGCCTCGAAATAAATACAAAAGCAACCAAATTCTTATTTTTATAAAGAATAACAATTTTCCGTTTCCATTCCGAACCCCTATTCCCCCCTTTCTCTCTCTTTCTTCTTCTTCTTTACAACTCTTACAAGGGGGAATATACTATATAGAATGGAAACGGTAACACTATATTTCAATGACTTACGCCGTAAACGAAATCTTTCCGTCTTGATCGACCTGAAATCGACCCTCAATCGTTTCGGTACCGAAACAATTAATCTCCGACCCAAAACCCTTCTTTCGAGACGACCGCGACCTCTGAATAATGGCCCTCGAGCCAAAAACGATGGCCCGGCATCTCACGCTGAAGCCGCTCCATTTCCTTCCTGCATTCCGCCTCATCGTCGAATTCTTCAACAATGTAGCTTTCCGACCCATTCAACCGCTGTTGGCCCTTCAACACCCATATCTCGTTTTGCATCACTCACCCTCCTTCAGTGCGTCAGCAATTATCTTCAACAACGACTTTTTAATCACGGACTCAGCGGGCAACCATTGATTGATGCCCCTATCTAACTCGGTTAATGCTTTACGCAACCGCTCAATTTCATCGGCGGCATCGGTAATTGTTTTTGGTATGAGCCGTAATGCTTCCCGCAGCCGCTCAATCTCATCGGCATATGGCTTGACAGCCTTGATCCACGCATCACGGTGGAATTTGCTATACCATTTTCCATCTTTCCATTCTCCGCCATCCATAGCCAATGCAATATCAGCAGCCATCTTTTCAGCAATATCCATCACTCCCCCTCCTTCAGTGCGGCCCGTGTTTCTGCCCATACCTTTTTGACACCCATGCCAAACGTCACGCCTTGGCCGTAAGTGTCCACAAAACAATTTCCCAACCATTGTTGAAGCAATTCCCGCAGCCGTTCAATCTCAACGTTCTGTTTGACCACCGTGTTCTCACACATCTCAAGCCACTGGACTTTATTCCGCAACCGTTCAATCTCATTGGCGGCTTCGGCGCACCATTCCCCAATATCCATCACTCCTCCTCCTACAATTTTAAATGCATACACACGCAATGAAAATGAACCATCCCCATCCATCTGCCCCGCGCATTGCGGTAACAGCCGCGCAAACAAGGGCAACACAGGCGACAAGGTGCTTATC